GCTGTTACCTACACCGCATCTTCTTATGGCACTTGTGGCCTTACTTACGACGCATCTGCATCGGACTTTGTAGCTTACGACAGCGTCACACAAGCCGATGTGGAGGGCTGGATTTGGGCCAATGGTGTAGACCAAGATGCCACAGAAACAGCCTTACAGGCCAACATAGACGCTCAGAAGAACCCTACAACCGCTGACGGAGTACCTTGGTAATGAGCGAAGAGCAAACGATTGTCATTAACGACGAAGAACATAACGTGTCAGACCTGACCGTCGAGACCCAGATGCACGTTGCTCGCGTTGCTGAGATTCGTCAAGAAATCGCACGGCTACAAATGCAGATCAACGAGCGTCAGGTTGTGCTGAGTGCTTACGGTGACGCTATCGTCAATGCGGTTAAGACTACCGAAGATGAAGAGCCTGCTGTTTCTGGCAAGCTCCAGTAACGACTATGGACGTAGGTTCGGTCAGCGAATCTGCTCAAATTAGTTGGAAGCAGATAGCGGTACAAAAACAAGAGCGGTTAAGAACAGGCGCTGAAGGCGAGACTGTGCGAGAGGCGGTGGAAACGATCATACCGACTATGTACACCAAAGAAGGTAACAAGGTAAAAGCGCAACCATTAGCGCCTACCCAACGAGTGAATATATCGGTATGAGCGACAAAGGCGAACAAGCATTGAACGAAGTCAACGCCCATGAGCGAGAGTGTGCCTTGCGTTACCAGCGTATCGAAGAGCGCCTTGCAGAAGGCTCTGCCAAGTTTAAGCACCTAGAGCATCTTATTTACGGATTGTATGCGTTGATTGCAGCGGCAGCTTTGCCGCAGTTTTTCATGGGGTAATCCCCAATGGTGATTGAATCAATCGCAGCGGCCTCTGCCACCCTTTCGGCCATAAATGGCCTGATCTCTCAGGTTAACGAGACAGGGCAAGGTGTCCATCAAGTGATGGGCATGATCTCCGATTTTGGGGAGGGCATCACTGAGTTCGAGGCTAGGCGTCGCCAAAGCACGTTCAAGCCGCTCACTCAGAATGAAATCTTGAAGCTGCAAATGTTAAAAAGGCAATATGACCGGCACTGGCAGAGCGTCCACGATTTGCTCCTCGTCGCAGACCCCAAGCTCCTTGACGACTTCAAGGCCGCAAAAAAGCAGCAAGAGCTGGATAGACAAGCGCACTTGAAGATGATCGCGCAAAAGGTCAAAGCCCGACGACATTTGGTTAACCAGATACTTGTGGGAGCCACCACCCTAATCGTGGGCGGAGCGATAATCGCAATGGGCTTTGTAATTATGTTAAGGGTGTACGGATGATAATGGCGTTTCTGCTAGTGGTGCTTGTTGAAGGTGAGCCGATTGCCGATCAGTTCTATTTCCGCAATATTCAACGGTGCAATCAGTTTGCACAGTGGGTCGAGTCGGGCAAGGTAGATCTGGTCAAAGACCGCAGAGTACAACGACAAACCAACATTAGCGCCTACTGTATACCAAAAAGAATTAATCAAAATACAAAGACATACGATTGATGGCAGCAAAGAAGTTAGAAAAAAACAGTGAGTATGCCGGTTATGACACAGACGGTGACGGCGTGGTTAGTGATGATGAGCTAGAAACAAGTCAGCAGTTACAAGAGTTAAAACTACAGCATGAAAAGGCGCAGTCTCAAAGATACATGGCTTGGTTTGCCTTGTGGGGCATGCTGTTGTACCCAAGCCTTGTGGTTGTTAGTAGCTGGATCGGTCTGGAGCAAGCAGCGAATATACTAGGATCGATGGCTGCAACGTACTTCGTGGCAATTGCAGGTCTCGTCGCGGCATTTTTTGGTGCATCCGCATGGCAAAATAGGAACAGTAAATGAGTATTGTTGCGTCACTCGTTGGGCCGGTCACAGGTCTACTAGACAAGTTCATAGAAGATAAGGATCAAAAAAACCGCCTTAGTCACGAAATCGCTACGCTTGCCGAGAAGCAATCGCATGAGGCGCTCAAGGGCCAGCTTGAAATCAACAAGATGGAGGCGGCACATAAGAGCTTGTTTGTTGCCGGGTGGCGCCCGGCAATCGGTTGGATCTGTGCGCTGGGCCTGCTCTACAACACCATTATCGCCAACATAATCAGCATCTGGGTAGATGTGCCAGAGGTAGATACAACGCTTCTGGTGCCCGTTATGATGGGTATGCTCGGATTGGGCGCTATGAGAAGCTACGAGAAGGTCAACTCTGTAGCACGGGAGAAGTAATGAGCAAGCTCGTTGAAATGATTAAACGCCATGAAGGCGTCAAGTCTAAGGTTTATTTGTGTTCTGCTGGCTTTGAGACCATAGGTGTCGGCAGAAACATCTCAGAGTCGGGCCTTGGTTTGTCTGATGACGAAATTAATTATTTACTGGCAAATGACATAGAGCGAGTAAAGGGAGAGCTATCTGAGACTTACTTCTGGTTCGTCGCTATGAACGAGGCTAGACAAGACGCCATGATCGACATTTGCTTTAACCTTGGTCTGACCAGATTACGAGGGTTTGTAAAGGCTCTCACTGCCATGAGTCGTGAGCAGTTTGATGTGGCTGCTGATGAATTTATGGATAGCAAATGGGCAAAACAAGTAGGCACAAGGGCCATAAGGCTGACTGAAATGATCAGAACCGGAGAGTATCAGTAATGGGTTTATTTGATCGAAATATGCAGACTGGCGCTAATGCTCAACAATTAGGGTTTGCGCCTCCTGCTGCACCGGCAAATTCTTTTACCCCGCCCGGACTGCCTGTTGGCTACGGTCAGATGCAGGGTCAGCCTCTCCTTTCAAGAAATCCTAACTACGGCGTTCCTACAGGCATAGCAGCATTGCTTGGTGGTCAAAATCCTATGGGCGCTCCACAGACCGGAGCTTTCCTAACACCTCAGCAGGCGTCTCCAAACCCTATGGAAGGTATCAATCCCGTTACAGGGCAGCCTTTCCAGACGTTTGATGCTGGTGTAACAACTGATGCCATAACGCAGGGCAGGCAAGCTGAAGAGCAGCGTCAGCGAGACATGCTTATAGCGGCTCAAGAACGCGCTGCGGCAGAGCAAACAGCTACGGAAACAGCCGCTCAAGTAGAAAGAGATAGAATTGCAGCAGAACAAGCTGCTGCGGCACAGGCAGAACAAGACCGTATAGCAACTGAACGCGCTGCTGCCGAAGCTGCCGCTCAAGCAGAAAGGGATCGCATAGCGGCAGAAGCTGCGGCTGAAGCAGAAGCTGCGGCTGAAGCAGACCGTCTTGCTGCTGAAGAGGCCGCTAGACAAGAAGCTGCTCGTCAACGGCGCGAGGCTATTCTTGGAGGCGGTAGAGGTGGTGGTGGAGGATTTGCTTTTACAGACGGGATGATGGATCAATTTGGTGGTGAAGGCCAGATGTTTGGTGGGCCTGCAATGCCTCCTGTCAATGTTCGCCCATCAACAGGTATGGGTGGTGAAAAGGGCGGCGGTATAGGTCAAATAATGACGGGTCAGCCAGCCGCGCCCGCAACCCAACCCGCCCCAGTAAGTCCTACACCTACACCAAGGCCAGTAATGGATCAGTCTTTGGGCGATAGTCTGCGCGGTATGGGCGGTTTGTTTTCCAACGCCATAGCTCCCGGTGATCCGGGTTATGAGGCTGCATTAGCAGAAGCTGGGCCGGGGTCTGGTGGTTTATTTAGCGGAGCTATTCCCGATCTCACACCAGAGCAAATAGAAAACATCAAGCAAGCTCAAGAACAAAGGCGAGCGTCTGGTCAAAGCGGATTCTTAGGCAAACTTGGCGTAACTAAAACAGACCCAATAGCTGATATAGGTAGCATGGGTGGAGTTGGCGGCATGATGGGTGGAATTGGCGGCATGGCTGACCCCGAGGTCATGGAGCTAGTTAGGCGGCAAGTTGCCGCTGTACAGCCTCCTCCACAAGCTTCTACGCCTAAGCCTGCCAAAAGTATAGGTAGGAGTAAGGGGAGACGAAAGCCTGTGCCTCCAAAGCCAAACACCGAGGCCGTAAAGAAAAAACGCAAAGCACCTACTAAGTCTCGCGGCAGGCGTGGGCGTAGGCGTTAAACATGCCTCTTAGCAAGATAAAATTTGCTCCCGGTGTCAACAAAGAAGGCACAGAGTATTCTGCTGATGCTGGATGGTTTGATGCTGACAAGATTCGATTTAGGCAGGGTAGGCCTGAAAAGATTGGTGGATGGGAAAAGTTTTCTGAGACTTCGTTCTTAGGAGTTTGCCGGTCAATACATGACTGGTCTTCTTTGGAGTCTATACGTTACATAGGCCTTGGTACGCATCTTAAGTTCTATGTGGTGTCTGGTGATCTGTTCAACGATGTTACGCCGATAAGGCTAACTTCTGGCGCTGGCGACCCAACCTTTGCAGCAACTAACGGCTCTTCAACAATTACGGTTACCGAGAATTCTCACGGTGCAGTGGTCAACGACTTCGTTACCTTCTCAGACGCAGCGTCCTTGGGTGGCAATGTAGTCGCAGCGGTTTTGAATCAGGAGTACCAGATTGCTTCTGTGCCTACGACCAATACGTTTACCATTGTGGCAAAGGACACCAGCGGTGCAACTGTAACCGCCAACGCAAGCGATACTGGTAATGGCGGCAGTTCAACGGTAGCTGCCTATCAAATCAATACTGGCACCAACACCTTTGCTACAGGCACTGGCTGGGGCACGGCAGGATGGGGTGTAACTGCGTTTGGTAGCGTAAGTAGTATCTCATCAGCAGGTCAGCTAAGACTTTTCAGCCAAGATAATTTTGGAGAAGACCTAGTATTCAACCCCCGTGGCGGCGGTATTTACTACTGGGACGAGTCTTCAGGTACAGGCGCAAGAGGAGTAAACATATCCACTTTAGCCGGTGCCTCTAACGTGCCAACCATTGCCCTACAAGTCATGGTTAGCGACATAGATCAGCACGTTATTGCTTTCGGGTCTAATCCTATTGGCTCTAGCCAAATTGACCCGCTTTTTATTCGGTTCTCTGATCAGGAAAACGCAGCAGACTGGACTCCTACAGCCACTAACACGGCTGGCGGTGTAAGAATCAACTCAGGGTCTCAAATCATTGGCGCGGTTCAGGGCAGACAAGAGATACTGGTATTTACGGATGTTAGCCTGCACTCCATGCGGTTTGTTGGCGCACCGTTTACGTTCCAGTTTCAAACCGTAAGCACTGACATATCTATGATCAGCCCTAACGCAGCGGTCAACGCTAGGGGTTCCGTCTACTTTATGGACAAAGGCGGCTTTTATGTCTACAACGGATCTGTGCAGCCTCTTCCATGCTCTGTAAAAGACTATGTGTTTTCCAACCTTAACGAGGATCAGTCGTTTAAGGTCTTTGCAGCAGAAAACAACGCATTCTCTGAGGTCATATGGTATTACCCAATAGGTTCTGGTGACACAGAAATAACCAACTATGTCAGCTATAACTACGCAGAAAACTTGTGGAGTGTTGGCACGTTAGTTCGCGGAGCATGGCGTGGCGCTGGCACAAGGAACAAGCCTTTAGCTACGTCAGTCATCACAGATACAGATAACAACTACCTGTACTCTCATGAAGTTGGCTTTGACGATGATGGAAGCCCAATGACCGCTTATGTAGAAAGCGGCGACCTAGAGATAGAAGAGGGTCAGCGGTTTATGATGATTAGTCGGGTCATACCTGACTTTGCTTTCAGCGGAACAACCTCTGATGCGTCAATAGCTATGACAATCAAGGGAAAAGACTTCCCACTGGGCAGCACCAGCACCCTTGCAACGGCAACGGTCACATCATCTACAGACCAAAATCATGTCAGGGCTAGGGCTAGGCATCCTATTGTCAGGCTCGAAAGCTCAGGCTCTGGTTACGGCTGGCGGCTTGGTGACCTGCGCTTTGATATACGCTCAGACGGGAGGCGCTAATGGCTGGTACAAGAACAACTCCTCTGCCCATACCAACACCTGAGTATGATCAGCAAGAGCAGGGGCTAACAAGACGTACCCTAGAGCTTGCGATGGATCAGATTGAAAATGATGTGGTTCTTGCTAAGACTCAAGGCGATAAAGAAGGCTCTCTTGCCATGCGCCGCTTTCAGTTCTTGCTGATGGGTGCCTCATGACAGATGCGATCAAGGTTCTGGGTCAGGCCGATGTTTCGGCAACGACAACGACCACACTGTATACAGTCCCAGACCTGACGCAAACAACTGTTAGTTCACTAGTCATATGCAACAGAAGCGGCTCTGCCATCGCGTTCAGGGTTAGCGTCCATGTAGCTGGCGCTTCAGCAAATGACAAACAATTTATATTTTTTGACGAAGCCCTTGCTGCCACTACCACTAGAACTGTGGTTATTGGCATGTGTCTTGGTCAAGCGGATGTGGTCAAGGTTTACGCCAGTGCCGCTAACGTAAGCTTTAACCTATTCGGTGTGGAGACAAGTTAATGGAATATGTAAGAGGACAGATGCAACAAGCGCCATTACAGCCACAGGCAGAGCAAATGGCTCAGTACGGGCGATATGGCGACAGCATGCTTGTACACATGAACCCAGCAGAGGTTCAGGGTATAGCGTCAATGGTTCCGGGTGGCCTTACTACCAACCCTGTGACAGGACAGCCAGAGGCGTTTGCGTTCCTTTTGCCCATGCTGGCTAGTGCATTTGCCCCTGCGGCGTTTACGGCAATAGGAGGTGGAGCTACTGCCGGTCTTGCTGGTCTTGCAACCACAATCGGCGCTAACAGCGCCCTAGCGGGGGCCATTGGTTCTGGTTTAGCCACAACTGCGATTACCGGAGACCTCAAGAAAGGCCTTGCCTCTGGCCTCATGGGTTATGGCATTGGTTCTGCTTTAGGCGCAGGTTCAGACGCTCTCACAGGCGCTGACGTTACTGCTTCTGCTTTAGACACAGCCACTACTGAAGGCGCTAAGTTGGCTGCTGATGCAACAACATTGCAAGCTGCTGCTGTAGATCCTGCCTCAATAGAGGCTGCTTCAAAAGCTGCGATGGAAGCAACCAGTAATCAGGGTTTGCAGCAGACACTAAGCGACAAGCTTATATCTCAAAGAACCAGTGCTGGATTCGGGGAAAGACTTACGCAACCCTTCTCTAGTGGAGACGCTTTAGCTGCTACAGGCAAAGGCTTGGCAAGCAAGTCTGCGATCTTGCCTTTAGCTATCGGTTCAGGCCTTCAAGGTCAGATAGAGATGGAAGAAGGCTACGAGCAGATGGCTCGGCAGACTGAAGCTGACCGACAAGCAGAAGAGGATCGTGCCTATGATCTGCTAGGCACATCGCTGGATTTAGCTGGCACAGACTTTGGCATTGACACTTCTGGCATGGGCAGACAGTACGCTGCATATGATCCTACGAACTATGCACGGGCTGGCGGTATCGTTTCCCTGAACCCTCAAGAGTATCAGCGTCAGGTAAACGACCTTCAAAACCTTGGTGGAGCGCCAATCCGCATGAATGAGGGCGGCCCAATGGGCGGCTTTAATCAAGGTATGGGTGGAGGAGCTAGGTTCGGCTACGGCTCTGCCGCATCCAGACAGGCGCAGCTTAGAGGGCCGGTAGCAAAAACTGCCCCAGAGTTGCAAGAGGTTGAGTACAGACCCGGATTCGGGCCTGAGATTGAGTATTTCAGAAAGCGTATTCCTGAGATAGATGATGCTCAGACTGACACCACTACCGATACCACTACCGATACCACTACAACTCCAGACGTTGATTTTTCAGATATGGTTACGGGTCAGGGCATTGCTCCGTTTATGTCTGAAAAAGACTATGACGCTTTAGTCGCCCTTGCTACAACGCCCAGAAGAGGAAGGAGCGTAGGAAGCAAAAAGTATCAGGCAGCTAAGAAAGAGTTTGCGGATTTAGGTCTGACCGGAAACAAAGAAGAAGACTTTATGAGGTTTGCTCCAAACATGCAGAACCTGTCTTTTGATTACACCAACGCCTATATGGGCATGCAAGAAGGCGGCACGGTGCCAAGCGCAGATCCTCTCATAGAGCAGACTATGATGGCTGTCATGGGTCAGCTTTCAGAAGAAGAGGCTTCAGTTGTTATTGATCGGTTCTTGGATGAGTACGGAACAGAGGCTTTCCAGATGCTTAGAGAGCAAGTACTTCAAAGCATTCAGCCTAACGCTCAGACAGAGGGTGTGATTGAGGGTGAAGGGCGTGGCATGGATGACATGATTCCCGGCACTATCGGCGGTCAGCAGCCTGTAGCAGTGTCTCCCGGCGAGTTTATCATCCCAGCAGACGTAGTCTCAGCGGCAGGTGACGGCGACACAGGCGCTGGCGCAAAGCGTTTTGACGCGATGCTTGATGAGATCAGGATGCAAAAGACTGGGACAACAGAGCAGCCAGATCCACTGGTAGCTAGAGATGGAGGCCTAATACCCGCATGAGCCAATTGTTAAGCTTTGACGAAACAAGGGTTAGGGATATATCCCGTGAGCCAAAGGTGCGTAGCAAAACAGCGCCAAGGGAAATTACTCACACAATCACAATGGTTCCTCCTAATTATACAGAGACATTGTGGCCTGAAGTTAGAGGGCAGTTACTCAAAGCGGTAGCAAGATCAAAAGGCAGGTGGAATGAGGAGTCACTTCTCCAGTCCATAAAGCTAGGACATCAGCACCTATGGCTGGCTTTTGACGAAGATCACAAGATAGACGGGGTAGGCACTACAGAACTGGTGTCTTATCCAGCAAAAAGGATGCTTACGATACAGTTTTTGGGCGGTGACAAGTTCAACGACTGGGTTTGGGACATGCTTGAGCGATTTACTGACTGGGCAATAGATAATAACTGTGACGGCATAGAAGCTACTGCTAGGATGGGATTCTGGAAATGGCTTCAGCAAGACGGATTTGAGCGATCATATGTCGTTTACGAGAGGAGTTTAAGAAATGAGTAAAGGTGGTGGCGGCCCTCAACAAAGCGAGAGCGTAGTAACGCAGACAAACCTCCCTGAGTATGCAAAGCCTTTCTATGAGGAGATGCTTGGTCGAACAGTGTACGAAAGCACTCGACCATACGAGACGTATCAGGGTCAGCGGATACAGGACTTTAATCCCTTTGAAACCACTGCAATGCAAGGCATGGCAGAGATAGCTGGCGCTGGCACTCCTCAGCAGATTAGATCGGCAAGCGACATAGCCACACAGATAGGCTATCAGCCAACTAACATGGGTATGAACATTGCTTCTGGATTCAATCCTCAGCAGCAGTTTTCTAATTATCAGGCTGGCACCATAGCTTCTGGCTACACAGCACCTACAGACGCAAGCCTGACTCAAGGCTTTACAGCAGGAACCCTTGATCCAACGTATACCCCCGGAACCATAGCATCTGGCTACACAGCAGGCACTAGAGATTCCACTTTTGCTCCTCAAACTTCCACAAGCGGCTATACCGCTCAAGGAGTAGATTCCGATTATCAAGCGGGAACTATCGGTCAGGGCTATCAAGCAGGGGATCTAAACGTAGGCTACGAAGCTGGTTCTTTTGACCCCGGATACATAGCTCGTGAGTTAGGGCAAGATTACTCCGCAAGGGACTTACAGTCTCAGTATACAGGCAAAGGTGACTTTGGCCCCGGCTTTCAAGCAGGGACTGTTGCAGACACGGCTACAATTCAGGATTACATGAATCCTTATCAGCAGCTTGTGACTGACATAGAGAAGAGAGAGGCAAGAAGAGCCTCTGATACTCAAGCAGCAAACATCTCTCAACAAGCAGCACAGGCTGGCGGTCTCGGCGGCTATCGTGAAGCTGTTATGCAGTCTGAGCGAGAAAGAAACCTTGGTCAGCAGCTTCAAGATATTCAAGCAACAGGTGGTCGTGCAGCCTTTGACCAAGCGCAACAGGCCTTTGAGGCCGATAGAGCGGCAAGGCTTCAAGAAGCACAGCTTGGCTTGCAAACTGGTACTCAAGCACAACAAGCGCAGCAGCAAGCAGAGCAGCTTAGGCAGGCTGCATTTGGCACCACTGAGCAAGCTCGGCAAGCGCAACAGAAAATGGCAATTGATTCGTTCCAAGCAGGTGAGCAAGCGAGGCAGCAAGCTGCTCAACTTGGTATGACGGCTCAACAACAAGAAGATGCCGCTAGACAAGCCAAAGAAAAATTTAGTCAAAGCGCTTTTCAGCAGACAGAAGCGGGTCGAAGGTCTCAGCAAGAGCTTGATGTGCAATCTTTTCAAGCCGGGGAACAAGCTAGGCAACAGGCGGCAAAGCTTGGTTTGTCTGCGGCTCAACAAGATGCCGCTGCCAGACAGGCGCAAGAGCAACTGCGTCAAGGGGCGTTTGGTCAAACAATGGAAGGGGCTGTTCAAGCGGAGCAGTTTGCCCAGCGTTCATTTGATGCTGGCGAGCAAGCTCGGCAACAAGCAGCTCAACTGGGGCTGTCAGCGCAGCAGCAGCAAGAGGCTGCCAATCAAGCAGCGCAGCGTTTTCGTTCTGATGCGTTTGGGCAAAATCAACAGATGGCTTTGGCTCAACAACAAGAAGCTAGAGCAGTATTCCAAGCGCGAGAGCAAGCAAAACAAGAAGCTGCTCGCATGGGTCTCTCTGCACAAGAGACTCAAGAGCGTATGGATCAGGCTCAGAACCAAGCGGCAATGGCTGCTAGAGAGTTTAACGTCCGTTCAGCGCAAGACAGAGCGCAGCTTGGGCTTGCAGGGCTACAGGCTGATCAAGCTGGCAGAGGTCAAGCCCTTGACGCAGCGCGACTACTTAGCTCGCTTGGTGGACAAGAGCAGGCAATGGCCTTTGACAGGCTACAAAACTTGCAGGCTGCCGGTGAGATACAGCGAGGCATGGGTCAGCGCAGTCTGGATATGGGCTATCAAGACTTCCTGCGTCAGCAAGCGTTCCCAAGAGAGCAGATCGGGTTCTTCAGCAACATGCTTCAAGGTCTGCCCGTTACTCCCGGTAGCACTATGGCGAGCTATGGTGTTCAACCGTCTTCCGGTCAGCAGCTTCTTGGCGCAGGCATTGGTGGTGTAGGTCTTTATAACGCCTTGGGCGGCAGGTAGAGGATAATCGATGCAGAACCTAATCCAGCTAGAGGATGACGTAAAAGGGTTGCCTGATCAGGCGCTACAGCAGTTGGCTAAAGCACCTAATCCACAGGTGCCTCAGTTCCTTGTTATCAGCGAGATACAGCGCCGTGGCGACATGCGTAAAAGGTTTGAGGCTAGGCAGCAGCAACAGCCTCAAGGAACAGTTGCCCAGCAAATAGTTAACCCTCAGCCGCAGGGCATAGCATCAATGATGCCTCAGCAGGGTATGCCGCAGGGCGGCCCTATGCCTATGCCGCAGGGCGGCCCCACGCCACAACCCCCTATGGGCCAGCCAATGCCTCAAGCGCCTATGCAGCAGCCTATGCCTCCACAAGGCATGGCAGCAGGCGGGGTTATCCGCATGGCTGAAGGCAGGATGGCTACATTCCCGATTGACCAAACTCCTGCACAGTCATCTATTATTGGTCAGAGAATAAACAACCCATACAACATCAGGCAGTATGACCAAGGATTTCTTGGGGAGTCAGGCGAAGATTCAGGCTTTGTAAGCTTTGAAGACCCAATGTACGGGGTTCGTGCTGCCGACAAAGTACTTACCACCTACGGCACAAAGCGCGGAATCAATACTGTCCGTGGCTTGATAAACAGGTTTGCTCCTCCCTCAGAAAACGATACAAGTAGTTATGTTAACTACATATCTGGTCAGCTTGGCATAGACCCTGACGCAGAGGTTGACCTTTCAGATCCTGAGATGAGAGCAAGAATCTTGTCACCAATGGCTATGATGGAGTCTAGGTCTGAGTATAGTCCCGGTCAGATCACAAGCATGATTGAGCAGGCAAACCTGAGTCAGGGTGATTCTGGTCAAACACAGTTCCCAACCCCCAGACCAAACATTGTCGCTTCAGCGCAGCCTCCGCAAGGAATGCTTGGAGACTTCCCGCTTCCTCAAATGAGAGAAGGCGTTGTAACCACAGAGTCGATGAACCTTCCCGTGCTGGGTCAAGAGCCTCCTCTCCCCGAAGGCCTTGTAGAGGGCATGCTTGATCAATCTAGGTTTGACCGAATGCAAAGATCAGCCAAACAAACGGCTGAAGGTAGGGCTGTTGAAGGGCCGCAAACAACCACAGAACTAATGACCGGCATCTTTGGTGGAAGAGAGACACCAGAGGTTGGCGAGATTATCAGACAAAGCCGTGTATCAACGCTTCCAGAGCTAGAGAATGCATTGCCGCTTGTGGCTCGACAGCCTACGAGAAAGCAAGCTGAAGCAGGCGATGTCATTCGCATGGCAGAAAACACTAAAGTAGACCCGAAAGGCCTGATCACTACAGATAACAACCCTGTTTCTGCGATCATAGAGGACGCTGCCAAGGGTGAGATACCACCTACCACTGACATAAGCGGCTCACTAGACATTTTAAGGCAGTCTAGAGAGGCCATTGGAGACCCCGGATCGGCTGTTACTGATCGTCTTAACTACTTGATGGGCGGTGCAAAGAATCTTGAGTCTAGAACTGATGAGATATCTGGGCTAGGGCTGCCAGAGTACGGCACAAGAGAATATAACCGCCAAGTTGCTGATATGGTCAAGGATTTTCAGGTTGATCCTGCTACAGCAGAGCGTATGGCACAAGAAGGGCTGGCTGCTCAACCAAAGCCTGAACGCAGAAGAGGATCGACCAGAAGAAGAAAAGATGCAGATCCCAATTTCTTTGACACGGGGCCACAAGGAGATCCAAGAGGGCGCAACCTAAGGGCGGCACAGATTCGTGACGATAGATTGGAAGCTGAAAGATTAGCCAAAGAAGCAAAAGACCAAGACGCTGCCGTAACAGGCACTGATGACGCAACAACTAAAGAGACAGAGGTAGCAACTGAGACAGCGGCCCCTGATCAAGAAACAGCGCAGCAAGCAGCGGATCGTTACATACAACAAGCTAGGGCCGCCCGTGAGGCTGGCCTCATGAGCAAGGAAGAGCTTGCCAAGAAAGAAGCCCTTGGCGCTGCCCTGATACAGCTTGGCGCTGGCATTGCTAAGGGTGACCTAGCAGAGGGTCTGTCTAAGGCAGGCGTTGCTGCACAGGATGTGCGTGAAAAGGCCCGTGACAGGGCTTTACGGGCTAGGTATTACGACTCTATTGCAAACAGATCCAGCAGAACAAGCTTGAGTCTTGAGCAAAAGAGAGTTGTTGACACTGCTAAAGAGCGAATTGCTAGTATGCAAGGAAGTGATGGCGCTCTTCTAACTCCATTTCATCCAGAGTATGAAGCTAGACTAGGCCAGCTTATAACAGATCTTGGCAATGACGTTGGCATTGATATGTCTGCTGCTGCCGCGATTCCAGAAGATCCCACTGCCAGTGCAGCAGGGAGAGCGAATCCAAACGGCGTAAACTTTAACGATATGCAGAATATCTAGCATGGATGTAACGCTCCCAAACGGCCTTGTTGTATATGACGTTCCTGATGGAATGAGTAAAAAAGACCTTGCCGAAAGGCTCATAAGAAACAATGTTGCAACCGCTGATGATCTAGGCTTTGACCCATTTGAGGAAGAAAGAACCGCATCTGGTCAAGCCTTTGAGACTGCCAAGGGTGTAGGTCGCGGTTTCGCCAATGCGTTCTTGTCTGCTGGCGAAGGTCTTGCAGAGCTTGCTGATGCATGCACCAACGCAGTAGGCCTTGAGGACTTAATAGATAGCGGCGAAGAGAACGACTTGGTTCGCGCTGCGAGAGAAGGCCGTGCTGCAATAGAAGAGTCTATGGGGGCTGATCTCGCATATAGGGATCAATGGCTTACCAAGTTTGGCGAAGGCGTTGGATCGTTTGCGTCGTTCTTCACCCCTACCGCAGCGGTGCGGCTTGCTGGTCTGGCTGGCAAGGGCATACAGGCAAGCAGAGCGGTTCAGGCTGGTGAGCTAGGAGCCGCTGGCATATTAGCGGCAGGCACAGGCGCTGGTGACCAAGCACAAAGAATACAAGCTGCCCGTGACGCAGGTCTTGATGTCTCTGAGGGGCAAGAAGACGCTGCCATTGTCGGCGGCACTATGGTGGGTCTGTCAGAGCTTGCTACGCCTGTAAGGCTTTTGCGTAGGCTTAGAGGCCTAGAAGCGGGTGATCAGCTACCTTCTGGCATCAGTCAACGTCTTAGGTCAGCCCTGATGTCAGGCACGGTTGAGGGCGTTCAGGAAGTAACCGCAAGCCTGTTGCAAGACGCTGTTGAAAAGGGCGTATACAACGAGGCGCTGGAGGTTGGTGGTGGCAACCTGATGGATGACTTCACCGTAGGCGGTGCTATTGGCGCAGGCGCTGACTTAGTCTTGAACGCTGTAGCTGGAAGGCGCAACAAAGATGCCTTCAAATCCTCAGAAGAAGCAGAAAGAAAGAAAAGAGAAGACCTAGAAGATGCCCAGAACCAAAGGCAGGCGAACCTACCCAAAGACCTTGCAGAACAAGCCGATATAGATGCTCAGTCTAATCTAGACGTAAAGGCTGCCGCTGAGGCTCGTAGGCAGGCTGCTGGAGCAGAAGTAGATCCTGCTCAGATAGCTCCACCTACAGGCAGGGCGCTCACAACCAAGTTAAAGACTCCTGCAAGAATAGTTAACATATCTGATGCATCAGGCCAGACCTTCCAAGCAGAAGAAAAGACCAGAATAAGAAACAAGGGTAAGCCTACAGAGCAGGTCACAACCTTTGTTGAGGTTCCCGGTGGCGGCGAGGTGATTACCTCCGTGAATGGTGTGCCTCAGCAGACAGGGTTGCAGATCACCACTGTCGCAGAGCCTACCGCAGGGATTCAAAGGCGATACCCAAAGCAGCCAATGCTTGCCTATGCTCAACAGATACGCCAGACAATGGGCGATAGCTTCCCATCAGCAGACAACTCATTCACGGTTAACCTGCCACAAGAGTTTGGCGGTGCTTTAGGAGACACCACTCAGCTAGATGAGGCTGGCGCTCCCGTCTTTACCGTACAAGACAGTTCTGGTCAGCAGTTCGGCATACCACTCAACAACTCAGAAGATGCCTTCGCTCTTGCTGGGTTTCTTAATGACGAAATCATCAACGACAACGTCTTTTCTGCTGGTGACGCCGTCATCTCCACATCCCCAGAAGCGTATGACACAGATCAAGCTTCTACACTTCAATCCTACAACTTCGCTGTAAACCATCCTGACTCCAACACCTACACATCTGTTGCCGTAGATAGCGCAGCAGAGACCACACAAGACCGTGGTTTTGATGAGGTTGCTGATGTCAAAACACTGGTAGAAAACCGTGTAGGGCCGTCCAAGATGACTGCCTCTCAGCGCATCAACGCGAAGCGTCTGCGTAAGGGTCTGCCAGTAACAAACAACTTCACCATTGAAGAAGTCAGAAGCGTACTGAAAGAAGACCAGCTATATAACCTTACCGATACACGGGTAAATGGTCTTCCAGAGACAGAAACGTACAAGGCTGATCTCAGTAAAGCTGGCAACCCTATTATCAGGAGCAGTGCAGGGGAGGTGCTTCAGGGCAGACCTCTGACCGTCCTAGAGAAAGACGCTGAGATCAAGGCAAACCCCAAGAAGAAGCCGCCCAAGCTAATCAAGTTCAAGACCGAGGCTGATGCTAGGGTCTATGCCAACCAACTAAACAACGCCACTGGCAAAGCTGCTGTCGAAAAAGGCGTTATGCGTAACGTCGATGGCAACTTCCAAGAGATGCAGTCGCTGTTGGAAGCAAAGAACATAACCTCCAAGGTGGGGTCTCCAGAGGTCAAGTACCTCGCGTCTAGGATTCTTGGCAAGAAGACGATCAAGTCGATAAACGACCTGTCTGTTGCTGAGGCTAGGCTGCTATATCAACGTCTTAGATCACTGCCACGATTTGACAAGCCTACCAAGCTGCCCACATTCAAGCTGCCCAAGTACACAGGGGCGCAGTTCCGTGCTGCTGTCCAAGCCCTGCAAGAAAACCCAAATGCAGGCGAGTTAGCCCTAGCTGACGCTACAGGTATAAACGCAGCGACCAAGAGTGGCGCTGCGTCTATGCAAGAGTTGCGTAAGGACATTGCCAAGCAGGGTGTGAAGCCGGTTACTCCGGTTGAGCCTGTGGTTGAGCAACAACAAGAGACGCTTGCACTGCCTGCACCGTCTGTGGACGTTAACCGACTACGATCTGCAATCAAGAAGGTGATGACAGGGTTTGGTTTGAAGGACGTTGGCCTAAGCCTAGATTATGCGCTCAGGACAGCGGTCAAAGATCCTCTGGGCAATCTTGTTTACGGCATCAGGCCTAGACGGGAGGGTGATATAGACGCAGATGTCATTGGTGGTGAGGCTGCAAAGGCTAGGGCAAGAAACCTTCAGTTTGTGGCTGATGACACAATAGATCCAGAGGACAGAGCGGAGGCCTACTACGACCCAAGAATAAATACTATTTTCTTGTCAATAGACAAAGCTATGCAGGGTAAAACCCTGACAGATGCTCAGGTAGAGGCAGAGTTACTGTCTATTCTAGATCACGAAATGATCCATGCCATGCGTAAGCTGGATCTGTTCACCAACAAAGAATGGAATCTTCTCTCAAGAGCAGCAAGCAAGAAGATACACCCCACCAAAGATAGGGATGGCAACCCACAGACATTCCTCAAGTGGGCGCAAAACAACTACGATGACTTAAGCCCAGTAGATCAGGTAGAAGAATCTGTTGCCGAGCTAGTCAGGCGAGCAAGAGAAGACAGTAAACTTTTACAGGGCAAGCCAAGATCCCTTGTAGAGCGCATAGCTAGGTTCTTTAGGAACATGGTCTCAGCCCTTAGAGGCGAGCAGTTCAACACCTTCAGCGAGGTTATCGGCGGCATAGGCTCAGGCACCATAGGCGGCAGGCAGAGAGGCGAGATAAGAACCTTTGCTCAAACAGAGAAGGCCGCATCTAGAACCCTAGCCAAACCACCCCCCGGCACAGTCATCACCACCGGCGAAGAGGCAGAACGTGCCGCGCAGGCGGGTCAAACCATTGCTGACTTTGATGAAACAGGCATAGATCCAGATGCACAAGAGGTGGCAGCGGCAGACGTTGTTAACTTTTCTCGCAAGCCGAAGCCAATGAAGGAGCCAAAGAACGTAGAAAAGGCGTATAAGCTTTTTTCCTACAGAGACGGTGAGCTTTACCCGCTGTTTGTTGAGGAAGCAACGCCTATACCTGTGGGCGAGTGGATAAGGGCTACAGACCCTCAAAATACTTTTAGCTCTATGAATAAAGATGGAGAGTTAGAGCTTTACGTCCCTGCCAGCACAGGAACCAGAAGAGTTCCTTTGGACTCTGAAAGACAAAGGCTCCTTGATCAAGGCGCTATATCTAAGATAGATACTAAAAAAATACTGTCCGTCGCTTACAGACCCGGATTTCATTCAGGCGATATCCCTATAGCCCCCCATATAGGGCCGATGGTTGATAACAAAAGAAAAGAAACAAGGTACAGGGGTGATGATCAAGTCTGGGCAGAGATAGAAGTTCCTGCCGACGTAGACTGGCAGTCTATTGCAAATTCAAACGCAAAAATAAACAAAGACGGCTCCATAGATGTAAAGACGGCAGACATTAAAGAGATGCCCAACAACGGATATTACCGTTTCAAAACCAACCCCAGCATGTTTGAAAGCTGGATGATTAGTGGTGGCATCAAAGTCACCAAGATCCTTACAGACAAAGAATCTAGAGCCATATCAGAGGCTGCTGGTGTATCCGATCTTCCAAGGCGTGAGGGCTATGTAGATCCAGTAGAGCAAGACTTTGGTGAGTCTCCAGCCTTTTCTAGGGTGCCAATAGAAGCCGAGATGGGCATCAACGTCAGAACTGATGGAGATACTAATTATGCCGAGTTGATTGTCAGCGGTCAGAAAAAATACGAGACACGCGACAAAGACTCGCTGCGCCCCTATGTGGGTAAGCGTATTGGCATAGTGGAGACAGGCTCTGGGCCTGCAAAACTTGTTGGTTACGCCACTGTAGGAGAGCCTATTGAGGTTGGCGAAGCAGAGTTTGCCGACTCAAGAGATCAACATCTTGTGCCTGAAGGCAGCAAGTTTGATATCAAGCCGGGGCAGTCAAAGTTTCTTTACGAAATGATTGATCCTGAGCAGTTAGCACAACCTATTGATGCGTCAGGGACTAAAGGCATCGTTGCCAGAAATATCTCACAGCTTGGAGACGAAGCCGCCCCTGCAACAGACCCTGACTTTGCAGAATCTCCAGCGTTTTCTAGAGGCCCACTAACTCCTATGGGCGAGGCAGAACGCCTTGGCATGACAAATACTGACCTGTTACCAACTAGCGAAGAGTTGGAGCAGATGAAGAACAACACCTACAAGCCTGAGAAGAAAAGGACACTTGCCGATGCGGCACAGCTTTTACAGGACAGGTGGGAGGCTGCAACAGGTCGAACTGAGCCTTTTGAGTACACAGAAGAAAACATTGGCATCTTGTCTGACATGCTCGCCACTGAGGCAATAGTTGCCCTAGAGAAAGACGGCAACGCTATTGGTTGGTATGACCGAAAGATCAAAGCCGCAAAAGAAGTAATGAAGACTGTCGAGCCTAGAATAATGCAGTCGCCTGAGACAGAAGCTGTGTTTGATTTTGTCCTAGCCGTTACGTCTAACGGACAGGCCGTTGTGGATAACTTCGCAATGGCTACAGAAATGTTCCGTTTTTACATGGACAAAGGGAGGCTTCCCTCTAATAAGAAAGAGTTTGACAAGGGTGGCGAGCGAA